GGCAATGTCACTGTAATATCAACCGTTTTTTCAGTGGAAATGGAAACCATATCTCGGATTTGCGCGGGCAATTTCTTACCCGATTTATCCGTCGTTCCATCCAAAAGTCCCTCCAAGAATGTGATATAGGACATCGTCCAAGTTCCTACAGGTAATTCTGTGATTCGAATCTGGTCATTGCCCAGATTGTCGTATTTGCCCACAATCAAGAATTTCTTGTCTGTGAGTTTGCGAACTGACCCCGTAAACCCCTCATAATATGGCACGAAATCACACTGTATGACACTGCCGACGCTCCCACCGACGCTCCCGTCCTGCAATTTACCGCGCAAATACTGGACAATATCTCGCGGGTCGAATGACGGTATGGACGACGAAAATCCAGTGCCGATTCCCGAAATACCGTTTATGAGTACAAATGGAATAATGGGAACGTAATATTCAGGTTCGACCACCGTTCCATCATCATCCGTGTATTTCAAGATGGCGTCGTCCGATTCGGGAAACAGGGTTCGGGTTAACGGATTTAAATGGGTAAAGATATATCTTTCACTGGCCGAATCATCGCCGCCCTGCAACCGTGTTCCGAACTGACCCAGTGGTTCCAACAGATTGATATTGTTGGACCCTACGTAGTTCTGCGCCATATTGACGATTGCGCCATTGAGCGATGCCTCACCATGGTGATATGCGCTGTGTTCCGATACATAACCGGAAAATTGCGCCACTTTGATTTCGCTCGTCAGTCGGCGTTTGAATGCCGAATATAGGATTTTCCTGAGAGAAATCTTGAGACCGTCCACCATACTCGGAATCGACCGCGCACAATCGTATGTGCTGAAATGGATCAATTCGCGGTCAATGAATTCTTCGTATTGGACATTCGAACGACCCGTATCCAAATACGCGGTCTTCTCATACGCTTCCAACCATAGTTTGCGGTCATCGGCACGCTTCTTGTTGAAACTGCGGTCAATGATATCATCTGTTTGACCCGCGTATACAAAATCCACAATTTTTTTATTGGCGAAATACTCTTTGAATTCCGCAGATGTCGAAGTACCCAACCCTTTGAAATACTTGATGGTCCATCCGCGCAATCCGGCACCCCCCTCGCCACCCATTTCCGCCTTCCAACGCGAATACTCGCCGTCGTTGTAAAATAACACTGTTTGACCCCCCTTGCGTGCACGCAAAATGGGCGTATTCATAAAGGAAATGAATCCGGGGATTTGAATCAGAGACGCCCATTCACTATGGAATACATTGATGACCAATCCTTTAATATGCGAACCGTCCAAATCTTGGTCCGTCATAATGACGATTTTCCCATATCGCAGATTCTGTTGGACATCCTCGATCGACGCATACACTTTCCCCGTTTCTAATCCCATAATCTTTTTGATATCCCCAATCTCTTTATTTTCCCCGATTTTCTTGGCCAGTTCTCCGCGAACATTGAGCATTTTCCCCTTGAGAGGATAGATACCGATATAATTGCGGTCTTCGGCGGACAACCCAGAGACAATACCCGACATGGCCGAAAGCCCCTCACATAGTATCAATATACACTCTCGGGATTGTGCACCGCCGCTCAAATTCGCATCCATAAAATTCGCAATGCCGCGGATATGCCGGGTTTTGGCCCCATCCGTCTTTTTCAATTGGCGGACTTCTTTGGCTTCTGTCAGAGAACACGCCATATCCATCACACCCATTTTCGCCACTTTCTCGATAAACCCGTCGCTGACGACACAATTTGACCCGAATTTTCCTACAGGTGTATTCATGAAATCCTTTGTTTGACTATCGAACGCGGGATTATCAATGTCGCACCGCAGGAACAAGACGATTTGCTCTTTGATGGAAGACGGGTTCACTTTCACCTTCTTCTTTTTCTCAATATAATCCGTCAGTTTTCGCACGATTTGTCCTACAATGTAATCCACGTGTTTCCCACCCTTGTATGTACAAATGCCATTGACAAATGAAACCGCGCAGAATTCGTGATTCGGTGCGAGTGATACGGCATATTCCCAACGATCATCGGGCATTTCGTATACGCGTTTCACAGTGTCTTTTGGTCCAATATACATATCAATATACTGTTGGAAATTCCGGATGGGGACCACTGCACCATTGAGAGATACCTTTATTTTTTTCACCGAATGGTCGCTTACTGCGGCAATGTCATAGACACGTTTTTGAAGTAGCGAGAGCATATCGGATGTCAATCCGGAAATACCCATACGCGCATAATCCGGTCGAAACGAGATTTTCGTGTAGGGTTTGGATGAAATGGCGGTGGAAACTTTGGTGACAACGGGTGGGCTAATTTCGTCCAGATTGCGATGGAATTCCTGAACATATTTGAGTCCGCGGGTATGGTCGACGGTTTCCACTTGTCCCCAAGTCGACCATATGAAAATCAATTTGACACCGAATCCGTTTTTGCCGCCTACAATGCGTTTCTCGTCTTTGTTGTAATTGGTCGATGTCCGCAAATGTCCGAAAATCATTTCGGGAATCCACATTTGATTTTCGGGGTGTTTTGCAATGTCGATACCGTTTCCGTCGTTGGTCATACAGATTGTTCCGTCTTCGGGTGATATCGAAATATCAATGTAGGACACTGTTTTCTTGTTTGCGGCGTTGGACTGAATCATCCGAATCACATGGTCGCGACAATTGACAATACCTTCGTCAAACAGTTTATATTCACCGGGAATGTATTCGATTGTCTTTAGGACAATTTTGCCGGTTTCTGCGTCAAATACCCACATATTCGCATCAATGTTTTCAATCGAACCGATATAGGTATCCGGGTTGTCCAGAATATGTTCCTTGTCGGTTTTCTGCTGATAAGTCGTAGATAGTGCGGCGTTATTCATTTTGTGGTTGTGTTGTGGTTGTGGTTGGTTGTATTTTGTATATGACCTATTTTTTATTTCAATTTTATTTTGTATTTTTTTTGTGTGGGGCGTATGTATATTATATTTCACTATATGACTACCCCCCAAAATAACAACCAACTCCTTTTCAAAATGTTTCGCACAAATTATATAAACGACGTGAAGCGCAAACCGGAATGTCCTTGTGGTCCCAAAGCGGCATACTTGCCGGTTGTTACCGGCGGAAATGATCCAAAAATTAGTGCGAGTGCAAGGTATTCACAAATGGTAAATTCGGCGAGATATACTACAATAAGTGTTGCTGCTGCAATTGCAGCGGGTATTTTGAATGCAGATGGGACATTAAATACGAACAACCGTAGGAATACGGCGTCGGGGTCGGGGTCGGGGTCGGGAGCGAGCATCATAAATGTAAATCAAAATTGTCCAATACATAATTAATTCAGTATATTTGACTCACAAAATGGTCTAAAAAAAATTGATTTAAAAATAAATTCATATAATAACACAACACATCCAAAATCGAAAATGAGTAAATACAATTGCGAAAAATGCGGGAAAGAATTTAATCAGAAATCCAGTTATACCCGACATGTCAATAAAAAGAATCCTTGTATGAAACCCACACCCGCACCTGCACCTGCATCCACGCCCACACCCACAAACGTACTTGTCAAAAATGTATTGGATACTAAAATCCCGGTTCCAAAACCGATTTTAAAATGGGTCGGAGGAAAGACACAGATAATAGATAAACTCATTGTGGATTTTCCAACCGAAATGAATAATTATCGCGAATCCTTTTTAGGAGGGGGAAGTGTTTTGTTAACACTCTTATCTTATGTCAAAAATGGCGTCATAAAGATACACGGCGATGTATATGCATATGATTTGAATGAGCCATTAATCTATTTGTATAAAAATATACAAACTCAACATAATAATCTGTATGACAAACTACATACGATTATTGTGGAATTCAATGGATGTGGAGATGGCGAAATTAATCGAAAGCCTGCGAATATAGAAGAGGCCCGAATTGCAAAAGAGAATTATTATTATTGGACAAGGAGTGAATACAATAAATTAGATTCAAATGAGAAAAAAGGTATATTGGGGTCTGCCATGTTTATATTCTTAAACAAGACTTGTTTCAGAGGAGTGTTTCGTGTTAGTCCAAAAGGATTTAATGTTCCATACGGACATTATAATAATCCGGAAATTATAAATAAAGGACATTTGGATGAAATACACGATTTAATACAAAATGTAATATTTGAATGTTGTGATTTTAATACTTCACTTGCGACGGTCGAATCGGGTGATTTTGTGTATCTCGACCCTCCGTATGCACCCGAAACCGAGACTTCATTTGTAGGATATACATTGGACGGGTTTAATATGGAATGTCATAAAGGTTTATTTAAACAAATACATAGTTTAACGGATTCAACCGACAATAAAAAAGTGATGATGAGTAATGCAGATGTTGGATTCGTACGTGAACAATTTACAAATGAGAAATATAGTATAGTATCTATTTTGTGTAAAAGGTCGATTCATTCCAAGAATCCGGAATCAAAGACCAGAGAGGTTGTCATAAAGAATTATTAGATTATGATGGACTCAATTGTATCGATTGTCACTAATTCTGGTGGTCGGTCAACCAATGATAATAAAATATCTGTAGCACTTACAAATTCAATTTGATTTTCTTTGTAGAAATCGAGAAATTTCTTTTTTTGTGTGCTACATTTTGGACCTTCGAGATTACCATATTGTTGTTTACATACACGCTCTGCGCCTCCCATACAGACAATTTTAAGCGGTTTTGAATAAAGACACGGAACATCCGCGTATTTGAAAACACTACCAAGAATCTTTTCACCTGCGGTTCCACTTGTATAGAATGTCTGTGTTTTGGCTTCAATGATTGCATCATCAACTTCTAAGTCTGGTTGATAATTATCCTGTTTGATTGGTTTAGAAACATTTTTTCCAAGTAGTATAAATAATTCTTCGCAAATATGTTCTCCGAATTTGTTTGTCCACTGTTTGTCTAATTTCAAATCTGGACGGCGTTTTTTCAAGATATCTCTTCCCCATTTATCTTCCAGAGCTTTGTATTTTGGTTCGTCAGTGGTTTTGTTTTTCGTTTCAATCGGTGGAAGAAATGATAGGTCTCCAAATAACCACATGACTACTTGAGGGTCTCTCAATAGAACAATACGCGAATCTGTATTTTCTTCAATATATATTTGGACGTTATGATTGTTGGACATTTTTTATATTGTGTACCTTTTCCTATTAAGTCATACATAATCAATTTTATTTTTAGACAATAGTACACACAATAATTTAGGCAAAAAAACAATATCTATATATACTATATAATGAAACGTCCTACCAGAAGCAACGACGGAAAATTCCATATTCACGGAAAAACATTCAAAGAACTTGTTGGATCCAGACAACAGGTTTGGAATAAGACTGCGTATAAAACGCCAGGTGGATTAACCCATTCTCATCTTGTAATGAATAAATGGGGACGCATTGTTTCCAAAAAGAAGTTTTTGACTGCGAAAAAAGAGAAGCGGTTGGAAAAAGCGGGATTTTTTGCCAAAAAGGGTAAATTCGGATATGTCAAAAAGAGTTTGAAACGCAGTAGTCGTTAGATATTAGATATTAGATATTAGATATTAGATATTAGATACATACAAAATTCATTATATATTTCATAATATATAATGACACACGCACACACATGCACACAACCTGTCATGTTATTCAAAATAAATCTTTATTGATAGTGGTAGGCAATCCATGACCAAATAAAATCATATATATCAATATTACGGCAGATAATATTATACTTCTATTTTCTGCAATGACTGGTTTTTGACCCATATAAACCATAACAATGTACAACAATACTCCTATAACTACGGAATGTAGCAACATAGTCAATCCTCTTTCCATTGTATAAT